ATTCAGCAAACTTCCACCCTGACCCAAACAGTAACCTAGCAATAAGTGGAAGTTCTGATGACACAGTAAAAATATTTGAATATGACACCACAGCAGGAACAACAACAGAAGTGGCAACTTTCACAGGCCATGGTGGTGATGTTTATTCAGCAAACCTCCACCCTGACCCAAACAGTAACCTAGCAATAAGTGGAAGTTCTGATGACACAGTAAAAATATTTGAATATGACACCACAGCAGGAACAACAACAGAAGTGGCAACTTTCACAGGCCATGGTAGTTATGTTTATTCAGCAAACTTCCACCCTGACCCAAACAGTAACCTAGCAATAAGTGGAGGTTATGATGACACAGTAAAAATATTTGAATATGACACCACAGCAGGAACAACAACAGAAGTGGAAACTTTCACAGGCCATGGTGATAATGTTTATTCAGCAAACTTCCACCCTGACCCAAACAGTAACCTAGCAATAAGTGGAAGTTCTGATGACACAGTAAAAATATTTGAAATCCTAACTGATAAAAAGAACACTATATCTGCAAACGGTGAATGGGTATTTGAAGCAGGAGAGGGTACAGGAACAATAAGAGAAATATTTTTACAAGCAGATTTTAGTGGTTATCCCTTTTATGGCTCTGACACACCAGTAGCAAGAAAAGTAATATCACCAGAGATAGTCAAAGATGAATACCACGAAATAATACTAAAATGGACAATAGAGATAACAAAACCAGACTTAGGTTGGTCAGGCACCTTATCAGGTGTTGGTATGAGTGGGGAAAATATCTCATATGAATTGACATTGGGAAACCAATCCTTAGCACAAAACACAGGATTTATAAAACCCCTATCTTGGAATATTAACCAAAATAATACTGCTGATGTATTCCTAAGAACCTTTGAGATGAATACAGAACCAACAAGTATAGAAGCAACAAAATTAACAGGAGATTATTATGAAACACAGATAGACAGAGTTAGCACTTACCAAATACTAAAAACATATACAGCTTCACAATATAAGATAGAGTACCGAGTGACACTAGATGTAGATGATAGCAACACAGCTAATATTGGAGGACTAAGGTTAGAGAATGATGGGACAGAATCCTCATTAAGAGTGCTATTTGATCCTAAATTACCTAAGACAGACACTTATAGATTACATTTTGACTTTGAATATCAACTAAACCCCAGCTAAAGGGGAGGATATAAATGCTGGAAATAATTAGACCACCCGAAGATAATATGAAAGTGAAGATAGCAGAAGAAGGACTGACAGAAGAATTTAAACCAATAGAAGAAATGGGCAGACTAAGATCATGGAGGATACAGTCTGCCCCTCTTACTAAACAGGAGTATATTGAATTAAAAAATGAATTGGAGAAGCCAGGTTTTTTAAGGGTAACAGGTAAGTTTTTACACCCTAATCAGGAAAAAGTTTTATACTTAAAAGTAAAATCAGAAATTATCAGTTTAAATGAGGAAAGAGATGATATACATTATAGCATAGAATTTAGATTAAAAGATGCAGAAGGATTATACGGTGGGGCACAAGATGTATCACCTACACATACTACAATAGTTTTTGAATTGTTAGATATTAATAAGCAACCCCTAAGTGATGTAGAAATAGAAATATATAATATAACAAGGACAACAGACGAAAATGGAAAAGCAAGGTTCGACAATTTTTACACTTTAAAAGAGTTTAACTTTGCAACAGGTCAATGGGAATACAATGAACAGGGCTTAGATTACACAATTATGTCAAAAGATGGGAAAACATGGGAGATAACTAGAAATGTTTACATAGAACAAGAAAGATATGATATAACTTTAACTATAGATCAATTAAATGAAAGTTTTAATCTTGACTGTGATTTTGGTTTAGAATATGAAAACATGTATAGTTCAATAAATTACACAGTAGAGGATTATGAATCAAGACAGATATTAGATTATGAGGTTAACTTATTTGATGAACACCAGGTTATCTTGCCAACCTTAAGAGAATTAGGTTTCACAGAAGATGAGAATGGCAGGTTACAGGAAGATATAACAATTGAGATAGAGAATTATTTTGGGGATAATAGAGTTAGCAGTGATGATAGTTTTAATATAGTTAATGCAGGTGGCTTAACTCTTACATTAAACAAGGATAATTATGATTTTGCAGAATTAAGTATTTCAGGTCGAGACAGTTGGACAATGGAAGCCCCTAGAAAATTTCCTGGATGCCCTGCACCCCCATCATCTCCTATTTCTGCTAGTACAGCTTTAGCTTTTGAAGAATACCCAGAAGAAACAAGTTGGAGAACTTTCAATATTAAAATGAAAGAAGATGGGGTTGGTGATGTTAGTCTTTATGGAATCCCTACTTATCCTAGTTCTCTTAATGAGTATCTATCCACAGATTGTAAATATTGGGATGATGTCAATGAGGAGTATGTTTATTATTCTTTCAGTGATGATAGTCAATCCTGCACTGAACAACACGATAACGGAAAGTGTGTGGGGATTAATTATAAAACACAGCACACTGGCTATGGTGTGTATGATGAGGATGCAGGCAGAAGATATATAACAGGCATTAATTTAGACCAACCAATCACTATAGGTAAATTTAATGGTAAAGTTCGCAACATAAAAGTGAAAAAGAACGGAACAATTGTAGGTCAGTGGAACGCTCAAAGCCCTCAACCTTATAGTAGATATATTGAACCTATAACTGGTAACCTAAAAGCAAAATTATCTAAAGGGACAGTTGATTATTTCTGGGTAAACTGGCAAGAAGGGGACAAAGTGGATAATGCTTTAATAGAAGCAGAAACAGCTGCTCCACCAGACATAGCACAGCAGAAATCAACTACTACAGACATAAACGGTGAGAGCACAATACCTAATATGATCTTAGATGGGGAACTAATGGAATACACCATATCTAAAACAGGTTATTCAGATGTTTCACATTTAATGGAAAGAAAATCAAATGAGTTTTTTAAGAATAAAATAAGCAATACCGAAGATTTTGTTTTATCAAACACCTTTGATAAGTTCAATGATTACATTAATGGGACATTTGGTGGTTCACCAACTGAACAGGAACGATATGATTTCTACACTAATTTTAGAGAAGAACTAAAAGCAGGGACAAAAGATTATAGAAATGATGTAGCAATTCCTTTTAATACAAGATTAGTGAAATTATTTAAAGATTTAATTTTTATGTATCAAATTGTTGATGAGTTTGGTAAAAACTTGCCTACAAATAGATACTTTAGTAGTCAAGATGCTTTTGTTAAAAAACAAAGTTCAGATATATTTGATATATATGGGCATCAAATAGAAGAACCAGTCAGTATTTCAGTTAGATTCGAGGGGTTAGAATATCAGGAAATGTTAATAGATGTTCAATTTACAGTTAGAGATTGGGATAGTAATTTAGTAAGTGGTTGTAATATCTATTATACTAACCACAGAAATGATTATTTTGAGGTGACCACTAATCCCAGTGGGCAGGCAACTCTTTCTGATTTTAGAGCAGATGAAAATTACACTGTTTATTTTGAATATAATGGAGAAATAACACAAACTATTCAGATGATTACTGCACAAGAAGCAGGAGGTGCAGGTTGGGATTTTGTGACTAAAGATGTAGTTTTACTTGAAGGGGGCAGTTACCCAGAATATTTAGATACTGCTAGTGTCTCACTTGATAACTTTGATATGGCTTATGAAGGTGGGTTCTTCATAGACTTTAGCAGAACTAATGAATTAGATAATTGGACTTCAAGATATGTTAGTGATTTTGAAACATGGTCAATAATAGATGATGTAGGAGCAACAGGTGGCAAACTACTTAAACATGATACTTCTCAAAACATAAGAAGATTATTTAGTTTTGATCCATTGTGGGAGTTGTGGACAGATGAACAGTTTGGTAAAAGAGTTTGGGAAGATATGGAGATAGTGGGTAAAGTTAAAGCCACAGTTGATACAGGCAACCAAAATAGATTACATGTAAGGTCAGGATATAATATTGGGGATGCATTCCCAACAGATGTGTGTAACCCTAATTATCTTTTAGTGGGTCTATTTTATAAAACTATTTTGAATATTAATTTCACTGTTAAAGACGATTTAGATTCCACATTATTAGAGGGTGCAACCATAACTTTAACACTGGATTATGGAGAAACTAAACAGCAGACAACAGACTTAAATGGGGAAGTCAGTTTCCTAGATGAAGATAGTGGCACTTTAACTTATGATTATGAAGTAACAAGACCGAGTTACCAGACAACAACAGGAACATTCACAGTAGATAAAGAGACAACAACACACAACGAAGAAGTCTTAATGACAGCAATATAAAGGAGGGGCAAATATGGGAGAATACACTCCTCCTTTCTCTCAACACGAGAAAGGATATTTTTGTGAATTATACGGAACAGAAACAGGTGCAAATGAGTTTAGATTAGGAAAACATATAGATGTTGGGTATCAATTAATAACAGCAGTAGAATATGATTGGGTTCCTGGCAATTATTATCTAATGCGATTGAGAGTAGAAGGCAATCAATTAAAAGCTAAAGTTTGGGCAGATGGGGAAACAGAACCAACTGCCTGGACAATAGAAACAACAGATGATGATTGGACAGAAGGAATAGCAGGAGTAGGTAGTTTTAATAGTGAGGGCGACAGACTATATGATTTTGTAGGCATAGGCTGGTTAGGTAATCCTGCACCAAAGGAGGACTTTAAAAGATGATTATAACAATAAATGATTTTTTAGAAGTCCCAATATCAAGAGAGAATATTGAACCTGACCCTGTGTATTACTTAGATGAAATAAAAATGTTTGCAGGCAATACTAAATTAGTGCAAAGCAATAGAATTAAAAAACAAAGATGGAATATGACCACAGAAAGTTTAAAACCAGAGCAGGCATTTTCTGTGGCTTCTATTCTTGCTAATTTAGGTGACTATTGGAAGTTTAATGGTGATTACTTTAGTGCAAAAGGACAGGAAGCAACATTTGAAACTGCTGTAACTAGTCCTGCTGAACCTATCATTATAACAGGTGCTTTTGGTTCTTCTGTTAGATTAAATGATTATAATATGATATTAAGAGTATTTTTAGAATCTAATTACTTAGTTAGTTTTTATAGGCAGCAAACCAGTTTTGATGATAAGTTTTATCATTATGTTGTTGATGATTTTGATAGAGTTTGGATAGATGGTGTGCTGGCAGATGAAACAACTATAGAAAATCATGGAATTAGAGATTGGTTAACAGTTAAACCTTTAGATAATGCGATATATTTTACTAAAGAAGCAGCAGATATAGATGAGGTTTATGTTATGAGTGGTGTTATGTATGATGCAGACATATTAGACCCTGCTAATATATATCAAGCAGGAGAAATGCCGATAACAGGCTCAACAATCAAGGTAGCAGGTGATTTCCTTGATACAGAAGATTATATTATCTGTGAATGTAGAGTTGACCAAAACGAATATAGAGATATAGGAAAATCAATAGATGTCGAATTTACATTGGAGGAAGATATATTATGAGAAGTTTAACAACAAGAGAAGTTGATTTACTCCAATCGTCAGAATATAGAGCACATTTTAGAGTTTATTTTGAAGATGCAGACGGTAATATGGAAGAAATAACTAATTATGAGGGAAGAAATTGGGTAGAGAGTATAGAGATAAGCACAGACATAGATGCAGAAGGCAAGTCATTCACTTTTAACATAAAAAGAAACAGAAACAAAAGATCATTTTCTCCTTTAATGAAGGGCAGTCCTTTTAATGTAGTTAATGAGTTGTATAAGCCTAAAATATTTATGGGTAGAAAGTTCTTAATAGAGATAGCTTTAACAGGGTTAAATGGAACCCCTGAACCTGAATGGTGGAAAGTGTTTGAAAGAGGTTATCTAAATAGAGTTCAATTTCATAGTGATCCTATGGTTATTCAGGGCAGTTGTGATTCTTCTGATTTATTAAGAGCATATATAAAAACAGAAAGACAGTATGGTTCAGAAACGGGACAACCAGTAGAAAATGCTATGCAACAAATATTAGATGATAATGGTAAATCAGAGTATGATCTAGTAGTGCCTACATCACCTAATTGGAACATTTACCCATATATACAAAGAAAAGAAAAAGTGTATGCTGCATTGAGAGAATTAGCCCATCAAATAGGTTGGGAAGTCAAACCTAGATTTAATAATGGCACAGGAGACATAGAATTAATGCTTTATGAGCCAGAAAGAGACCCTAATGATTTTGTTTGGTCATTCACTCCTGGTGATTATACAGATGTCAGAAGATTAGAGATGGGGATAGAAAACATAAGAAACTATGTGAGAGTTGTTTACAGTGATATTAATGTAGATGACGAAGATGGTAACCCAGGAAAAAGACAAGCAATAGAAAGATTTGATCAAGATTCAATAGATGCTTTTGGTGAAATATATATGGAGATCAGTGAATCGAGTGTTAGTAATATAAATACAGCAACAGAAGCTATTACATTAGCAGAGAATAGTTTACATGACCTTAAAGAACCAAAAGCAGATCAACAAATAGAGACAGGTTTTTTCTATCCTATCCAACTTAATGACTTTGTTGAGTTTCAACCGAATGGTGTTCATTTTGATAGAATACAAAAATTTGGGGTTGTTGGGTATAGGCACAATATTAAAATAGAAGAAGGTAAACTGAGGACAGTTTTAACTACTAAAGGCAGACCTAATATGTCAGAAACAGGTTTCCCTGTAGGTATGACAGCATCATGGTTAGAAAGAGAAGCATTACCTGCTATAGCAAAAATCAATAAAGAAACAACACCAATTCAACCACAAGATATAATAACACATTCCTCTATTAAAGGCATTACAGTGACTTGGGCAGCACAGGAAAATAGAGAAGTAGAAGGATATAATGTTTACTGTAGTAATACATCAGCTTTCACTGCTAATAATGATAGGAGAGTAGCGAGAGGGTCTATTAATCAATTCAATATTGCAGCATACTACAATGAGACCACAAAACAAATAGAAAATATGGTAGCAGGTGAAATCTACTATATTAAATTAAGAGGTTACAATGAAGATGGTCAATTAGGAGATGTTTCTATAGAGGTGTCAGAAACAGCAGGGCAGACAGGTGAAGCATCTATTGCTGATGGTAGCATAACTGAGCCTAAATTAGCAAACGGAGCAGCAACAGAAGATAAGATAGGCACTGGTTCTGTAACAGAAGATAAGATAGGCACTGGTTCTGTAACAGAAACTAAGTTGGGAAATGGGTCTGTTTCCCAAAATAAGGTACAAGATAATGCTATTAATAGTAGTAAGACATTTGGTGCAACTGGCACATTTACAACCTCTGATGGGAAAACAATAACAGTTACAAATGGATTAATTACAGACATAACTTAATAGAGGAGGTGAGATTAACAGTGAGAGAGATAGAGAACTTGTTAACTCACTATGCAAATAGAATTGCCGAGCACCCTGTAGCAAAAACAATAGGGTCTGGGTTAGTTATTTTAGGAGATTATATGTTTGGTGGATTTGGTGAACCTTTACAAACACTAATATTATTAATGTTAATTGATTTAATTACAGGAATAGGTGCAGGGCTGACTAAAGAAAGAGAACTGAGAGAGCAGGGCATTTGCCCCAGTGCAGTAGTTACCAGCAGAACAATGAGAAATGGAATTTGGAAATTCATAGAATATTTAATAGCTGTTTTTATTGCTAATGTGATTAGCTTGCAATTTGGAGTTGGTTCAGTAAGAGCATTTGCAATAATGTGGCTATCGTTAACAGAACTTAAATCAATACATGAAAATTTTTATAAAATGGGGTTTGATATACCTTTAACTCAACAATTATTTGGGTGGAGTGCTGATTATTTGGATAAACAGAATAAGTACAATAAGAAAAACAGGAAAGAAGAAGAAGATAAAAAAAGATAATATAGGAGGGATAAAATGAAAATAAAAGATGTTAGAGATAAACTGCCTAAGAATGGTGAATACCCTAAAAGAAACATAGAGGACATAACCCACATAGACATACACCACTCAGCGAGCTTAACCAGCGATTACAGGGGTTTTGAAACAGTAGAGGGGTTTGCTAAGGGTCACATAAATAAAGGCTGGCAAGGACTGGGTTATCACTATGTGGTGCCACCTAAAGATGCCGTATTTAAAACAGGTTATGCAGGAGAGATGAGGTGGTCTGTGGGAGGAAACAACTCTTACACAATATCAATAATGGTTATTGGTAATTTTGATAAAGAAGAAATAAGCGAAGAACAATACCAAAAAGCGTTAAAGTTAGCCAGAGCATTAATGAAAGCATATAATGTGCCCAAAGAAAATGTTATGGGGCATAATGAGTACCCTAATCAAGCAACCCTCTGTCCTGGTATAGATATGGATAAGTTTAGAAGTGATCTATAATGAAACTAAAAGAAAAAGAAAGAGATGAATTGGTAGGGAGGGCACTTTCTTTTTTATCCAGAAAGTTCCTTCTATCCCTAATGGTTTTCATTGTATCCACAGTAATGGTATTAACTGATCAATTAGATGCTAATTATTGGTTAAGTGTTGTTGCAGCAGACTTAATACAATTTGGAGCAACTAACGCTGCATCTAAAAAATATAAGAATTAAGGGGGGATTACTATGATGGATTTATTAAAGACTTTTGGTATTCCTATTTTACTTGCTGTTCTTGCTTTTTTAGGATTGAAAGGAAGATCAGGGTTTTTAAATAATAAATCAGAGAAAAAAGAACAAGAAAAAGAAGATATACAAAAAGAAATAGAAAAGGAACAGCAAGAAGTAGAAGAAACACAAGAAAAAGTAGAACAGATAAAGCAGGAAGTAGCAGATAAAAGAAAAGAAACACAGAAAAAGGAAGAAATCGTAAAAGAGGAAAAAGAAAAAACTGATAACTTAGAGGAGGATGAAGATGAAAAAAGCAACCACGATATTAATTCTGCTCTTAATATTCTTAACGATACCATTGATAAGCGTAACAGCGAATGAAGTCATTAAAGAAGATTTAGGTCATTTTGTTTTAACAGATGATGGGCTGTTAGCAACTGAACCAGAGAACATAAAAGAGATAGCAAATGAAATGACTGATTTAAGAAATAAAGTAGATAATAAAAATGAATTAATCGCTGACCTAAGAGATCAAATAGAAAATGAGAGAGCAGCCTATGAAAATGTAATCAAGAGTAAAGATGAAGAAATAGATTTAATGACCTCACAGATAGAATTAAAAGATAAACAAATATCTGATCTTAATAGTATAATAAATAAAAAAGACGAACAATTAAATATCACAGAATATTTAGTTAAATTAGAAGAACAAAAATTAAATACATTAAAAATACAACAATGGACAGAAAGAATAGCAGTAATTGCTATTGTTGGATATATAATATTTGGTAACTAACCTCACTTTTAATTAAGTGGGGTCTTTTTTTTTATTGCCTTGACTTTTTTCTTGTGATGTGTTAAGATAATAGTTGAAGGAGGTTGAGGTGTATGTGTAAAGAAGAAATTGATTATATCTTAAAAGAAATCAAATGGGATAAAAAACCTGAAATGTTTGACATAAATGAATATTATGAGATTGTTAAACGATACCCTAATTTATTTAAAAGGAGTTGATTTTTGTTGCAACATGAATTTGAAGTAGATGAGTACATAGAAGGTGCAAAATATGATCCAAAAACTAAGCAATACACTCTAGCAATACACTTATATGGTCTGTATTGCTATGAGAAAGAAGTAGAGCAATACACTTCTTTTACTGATAAGAATATAAAACTAGATGAAGATATAGTGATCTATTTTGATTATGATGAGGATTTAATAGAAAAGGTAAAAGAAATACCAGGAAGGAAGTGGGATAACACAGAAAAGAGATGGGAACTTAAACCTAGTCTTAGCAATATTCAGAATGTTGTTAAATTTGCTAGAGATAATGAATTTAATGTCCATAAAGAAGTATATGCTTTAAAAGATAAGTTAGAGAAGGAAGTAGAAAAGTCTAAAGCAATAGATTCTAATATAGAGATAGATGGTTTAAACTTAAAACTAAGACCTTTCCAGAAAGCAGGGGTTGACTATGCGATAAATAAAAAGAGAACTTTTATAGCAGACCAGGTTGGGCTGGGGAAAGATCAACCTTTAGATGCTAAACTACTGACACCTAATGGTTGGGTAACTATGGGGGAGATACAAGTAGGCGATTATGTGATAGGTAGTGATGGAAAACCTACAAAAGTAATAGGTGTTTACCCACAAGGGCTAAATGATGTATATGAAGTAATTTTTAATGATGGGAGTTCCACTGAATGTGGAAAACATCACCTTTGGAATGTTAACACTTCAGATAGAAATGCTCAAAACAGACCTTATCAAACTAAAGAGTTGATTGAGATTAAAGATGATTTATTTAAAAGTGATAATCAATCAAAAAGATTTATCCCATTAGTTGCTCCGATTGAAATGGAAAAGAAAGACCTGCCAATCGACCCCTATGTATTAGGTGTCTTATTAGGAGATGGGGAGCTATCAATAAAGTCAAGAGTTAAATTATCAAATACTAACCAACAATTGATAAATATATTTAAAAAAAGGTTACCCAAAGGCATTAAATTAAGACATGAACAAAAAGGTGAGTATAGTATCACAGACATGAAAAACCATAACAATAGGATTTTAGATTCCCTAAGAGAACTTAATTTACAAGGTTGCAAGTCTTATCAGAAATTTATACCAAAAATATACCTACAAGGCTCTATTAAACAAAGACAGGCATTATTACAAGGTTTATTAGACACAGATGGATATGCCTTTAAAGGGAGGAATCTTTTTTATAGTTCTTCTAAAAGAATGTGTAAACAAGTATTACAATTAATTCAATCGTTAGGGGGTGTTGGTAGATCTAAGGTGAAGAACAAGAAACCAAAATACACATATAAAGGAGAGGTGAGAATTGGGAGACCTGCATATCAAGTATCAGCTATTAAAGTTCCAAAAAGTATTTCTTTAAACAAGCTAACTAAAAATAAAAAAAGACTAGATGATAAAAGGTTTGAACCTAGCAGAGCAATGAAGGAGGTCAATTATATAGGTAAAAAGCAAACACAGTGCATTTCTGTAAATGCAGATGATGGTTTGTATGTTACAGATGATCACATAGTAACACACAACACTGTGCAGGCTATAGCGACAATTAATCAACTAAATGCTTACCCTGCTCTTATTATTTGTCCTGCTTTTTTGAAAATCAACTGGAAAGAAGAATATAAAAAGTGGTTAGAAGATGATAAAGAGATTGTAATAATAGATGGAACAAAAAATAAGAAGTTGCCTAAAGCTGATATTTATATTATTAACTATTATATTATTAAAGATAATCTTACATTATTAAAGAAACTTAATTTTAGCAGTTTGATATGTGATGAATCACATAATCTTAAAGGATACAAAAGTCAAAGGACTAAGGCAGTTAAGAAGTTAGTTAAAGCCTTAGATATACCAGTTAGACTGCTGCTATCTGCCACACCTATTAAAAATAAACCTAAAGAGTATATACCACAATTAGAGATACTTGATAGATTAGAAGATTTAGGCGGCTTTTGGAACTTCACAGGCAGATATTGTGATAGAAAGAAAACCAATTTTGGTATGGACATTAATGGTGCTAGTAATCTTGAAGAATTGAACCAGAGATTAAGAGAGGTTGGTTTCATAAGAAGAAAGAAATCACAGGTTTTAAAAGAATTACCTCCTGTTAATAGGTCTAGGGTTTGGATAGAGATAGACAACAGAAGCAGTTATGAAGAAGCAGAGAGGGATATATTTAACTGGTTAAAGAAGAATGAAGGGTTAAAGAAAGCACTTAAAGCAAGAGGGGCAGAGGTAATGGTTAAGATAGCAAAACTACGGAAACTCTCTGCACAGGGGAAAAAGAAAAATGCTTATAAATGGATAAATGAGTTCCTGGAAACAGGGGAAAAACTGATTTTATTTGCTCACCATATAGATATAACAGAAAGCATAGCTGCTGATTTTAACTGCTTAAAAATAACAGGTAACACAACTGATGAAGAAAAGGATCAAGCAGTTAAGCAGTTTCAAAATGACCCAAATAAAAAATTAATAGTTATCTCAATACAGGCAGGAAGTGAAGGAATAACACTAACAGAAGCACAGAGTGTAGCTTTTTTAGAGTTTGGTTGGACACCTGCTGAACATGATCAAGCAGAAGGTAGAGCTTATGGTAGATTAAATGATATTCATGGGTTAAATAGTTATTATTTAGTTGGTAAAGATACAATAGATGAGAGTATTTTGAATATTATAGATAATAAAAGAGAGATAGTAGATAAAGCAACAGATGGAGAAATAAACGAGGAAAATAAGGAAGGTATGTTACGAGAATCACTTAACTATCTTAAAAATAAGTATAATTAACTCTTGACAACTGTTGTTTAATTTGTTATATTGTTAAGTGAGGAGGTGAGAATATGAAAGATTTGATTAAAAAATATAATGAATATAATCAAAAAAAGAAGGATTATGACAAAAAGAGAAAAGAGATTGGGAAGGTTTTACAATCTGAAATGGAAGAAAAAGGTATTGATAAACAGGTGGAAGATAATGTTGAGGTTAAATTGATTACCCGACAGGGAAAGAAAAAAGTTGACGAAGATAAATTAATGGAAACCTTACAAGAACATAACATTGATGCAACCAAAACTGTGCCTGATTTAGACAGGTTAGAAGTTTTAATTGATGAGGGCAAAGTTCCAACAGCAGCATTAAGTGAGATTGCAGAATGTATTAGCGTATCAGAGTATAGTTATGTCCAGGCGAAAGAGTTAAATTAGGAGGAGAAAAATTGAAGATACTTGATAAGATCAAAGCATTTTTTGTTAAAGAAGAAGTTAAATATGAAAGACCAACACACCCAGCAGATACATTCTTGTTGCTAAAACAACAGATTAAAGAACAGTTTGATTTAGATGCTGATATTGAGATACATGTCCATGCAGAACATAGAGATGATTGCTCAGAAGAAAAAAGAAATGAAGATTGGAAAATGGTTAATTTTGTAGAGGAGATGGCAGAATTATGGGGTTTAAAAATAGAGACAAGCACCACTCCTGCCATTAAAGCTAGCCTTGATTATAATAATGGAGTAGTCACTTTCCCTAATTATAGTGCTGATAATTATTTTGAATATAAATCTAAGGAGGAAGAATAAATGGAAATTAAAGAAATAGAACTAGGTAGAGGGGTTAGTTTTGAGATTAATAAACAGTGGCATAAATTAAATGCAAAGATCAAAGTTGAATTAGAAGAAGGAGAAAATGAAGATGAAGTAGTAGAAAAAACATGGGATAAAATAGACAACATTTTGTCCGAAAAATACTCTAAAATAACATCATCTTATGAAGGAATTGAAGATGAGTAAAAAGTGTGGTTAAGACCTACATACCAGTAAGGATAGAGGGTTTTGGTTAATTAAGGTGATTTAAAACTTAATTTAACCATTAATTAAAGATATAACCCTCTATCATTACTGTCATACAGGCGATAACGGGGGATTCGTTAAATCATTTTACGAATCATTTATGTTTTTATATCAATTTAAGGCGCACCCCCTCTCATAAGCACTGTTATGACAGGGATAAGAGGTCATTCGTTAAATCATTTTACGAATCATTTCAAAAGATAAAGATTAATCGCCTTTTTTAACAGATTTAAAGAATTTTTTAATTTATAATCGTTGATATGACAGGGATAAGAGGTCATTCGTTAAATCATTTTACGAATCAACCCCCCTTAAAAGTGGAGTTAAGCCTATCATTCTATGGGTTAATGGAGAATTGGTCAACCTTTATTGTAGTATATATAATATTATTCTTGTTATTAAGTAATATAAGTAATAAAGATAAAACTAAATAAAGGTTAAAACTAAATATAGTTAAAAAAGAAAAAAAAGAACATAAAAAAGAAAAATAAATTTTGCTGAGAAGGAGGGCAGAATTGATTAATGTAAATACAACAGATTTCCAAAAACTATTAGATAAATTTGAAGGAGATTTTAACAACTTATATTTATTAAATTATTTAATTAGTCTTAATCAAAAAAGCATTACTACAAATTATCAAAAAATAAAAGAGAGATTAAACATGAGTATTTATAAACAGAAAAAGTCATTAGACTATCTTAAAGAGAGAAATATGATTAATTATTCTAAAAAAGGGCAGACCAAAGATAAAAGAATAATAATCACTCTTAATATGAAAAATGAAGATGTTAGATATTTAAAGGAGGTTAACAGTATGAAAAAACAAACTCTGCTGCCTTTCTTAGGTCAACCAGATAAAACAGATGAATTATCAAAACACCCAGTAATGATGTATCCCTTTAAGATCAATGGGAACAACCCTCAAACAATTTTAGATTATAGCATGCAGAAGTTTTTGCAAGCTAAGTTTGAGTTAATTGATTGGGATAAGGTGACTAATAGAGATTTAGCAGGAGTGTTTATGCAGATTGGGCAACACCACAGAGATTTGAGATTATATGAACTAAAGAAAATAAATTGGGCAGGGACAGTGATTAACAAGATGATGAACAGCAGAGATTGCTTAAAAAAGAAAGACTTCCTAGTTATAGCAAGGAAGTTCATTAATACATATGAGCAGGAATATATGAACGGATCAGGATTAAATTGGGGATTTATCCATAAACATATAACTTTTAGAGATAAAATCCTTGACAAGATAGAAAAAGAATTATATACTAAGAGCAGTAGTGAACAAGCAGCAGAGATGCCAGATTTCTTTTAGAAGGCTTTTAATCAGTCAGTAAGAGGTTTTATTCTTAAGGGTATAGTTTTATGCCTTGAACCAAATAAAACTAAATCTAGGTGGTGTTGAAGCCCCACAGATTGAAATTAGGGGGCAATTAAAAGTGTTATTTGCAAAGTTCAGTAAACAATCAGCATAATTACTTTAATTGATAGATTGTAAAACGCTCTCACAGACACAAGTAGAGGAGCAAAACACAAAAAGGTATAAAACTACTAGGAACTAAATGAAACCTGCTTATGGTACCCTAATGGAGCTTACAGAGGAATTTAGAGGTAATCAAAAGGGGTTATTTACATAGATTAGAAAAAGGAGGGGTAAGTTTGGAATGTTGGGCAGAGGATTATTGTAAGCAACATAATACAGAATATTGTAATGAATATTGCATAGGATATAATCAACTTAAATTTTTATATCGAGTTAGCAATATCCCAAAGAAGTATCAGAAAGTCCACAATTTACAACTAACAGAGGTGGATAGTGATAAGCAAAGTTTTTTAGAATCTTTTAGAGATAATATAGTTGAAAATGTAGAAAAAGGAAAAGGGTTAATACTGCTATCACCAGTTAGGGGTAATGGCAAGACTACATGGGCATGTATAATGCTTAACGCTTATATTAAGGCAGTTGCCTTAGATAATGATATGAGTGTTAGGGTTAAATTCATATCAGTCCCAGAATTAATGCAGAGTTTGAAAGATGATTTTAATAGAGAAGAAAAAGAGATGGAGAAATTCAAAAAGCATATTAAACAAGCAGATTTAGTAGTTTGGGATGATATAGGTGCAGAAAACCCTTCAAATTGGGCTAAAGAAGTCCTCTATAATTATATTAACTATCGGATTAGTAATAATCTTTCTCAAATATATACTAGCAATAAATCAAAAGAAGATTTAGAAAGAGTGTTAGGGGAAAGAATATTTAGTAGAATGTTAGGGCAGTGTCAGGGTTTGATCCTAAAAGGTGATGACCATAGGAGAGGTGGTAGGTAGTGGTAGAACTTCAAGTCTTGAATAAAATATTAGATGAGAGAAGTTTATCAATTTTAAGACAGAACGATATAACAGATGATTATTTTATGGTATATAAAGAAGAATATAATTTTATTAAGGAACACTATAAAAAATATGGTAATATCCCAGATAAAACAACTATATTGGACAAATTCCAAGACTTTGATATGCTAGAGATAGAGGAAAGCAATAGATATTTAATTGAGCAGCTAAAAGAACAATATTTATTCAGTCAAATGTCTCCTTTTATCAGACAGTTAGCAAAGAAAACTGAGGAAGATAGTAATGAAGCGTTTGAATACTTAAAAACAAAAATGGATGAATTTAACAAGATACATAATAATTATAAAGAAGGTGTAGATTTAGTTAAATCAGCACCAGAGAGATTGGATAAATTCAGAAAAAGAGCAGAACAGGAAGATATGCAAGGCATAAGCACAGGCATAGAAGAATTAGATGATATATTAGGTGGTTGGAACAGTGAAGGTGATTTCACAAGTATCATAGCAAGAACTTCTAAGGGTAAGACCTGGTTATTAATGTTCTTCTTAGTGCAGGCATGGAAACAGGGAAAGAGCGTGCTGCTGTATGAAGGAGAGATGCCTTTAGATGTAATGAGTTATAGGTTTGATACTTTAAATAAACATTTTAGTAATACAGATTTAATGCGAGGAAATAAAATAATAGAAAAAGATTATGAGGAATATATTGATGATCTAAAAAACGGGGAAGTTCCTTTTATTATAATTAAACCTAGAGATATACAGGGCAGATTAACAGTAAGCAAAATAGAGGGATTAATAGAAAAATATAATCCTGATATTGTAGGCATTGATCAGATAAGTTTAATCCATGATGAATTAGGTGGCGCACAGAGAACAGTTAGGTATGAGAATATAACCTCTGAATTATATCAGTTAGCAGAGAAATATGCAGTGCCTATTTTAACCCCACATCAAGCAAATAGAGATGCAGACCAGGAAGAAACAGTAGAAGCGATAGATGAAATAGAAGTACCTAAGATTAGTGAGATATATGGTGCAGATGCTATTGCTCATAACTGTAGAAGGGTTATAACATTCAATAAAATTGATAAAATGATGAAGTTGTGTGTTAAGAAAAACAACTTTGGTAAAGCTGACATAGACCTGTTATTTATTTGGGATATGGATAAAGGAATAATTAATCCTTATTTACAGGTGGATAATTCAGACGGGGAAAAGAAAACACAGAGGATAGATAGAGAAGGAGTTGATTTATTTTGATAGAAGTAGCAGGAGTGCCTATATTCGCAGAAATAGAAGATATAGTTAAGGCATTACAGCAGGAAGATCATACAATAAAATCAAAAGAAACTAATCATAGTATAATGATAACCTGTCCTAGTCCTAACCATAATGATTCTACTCCTAGCTGTGGAATCTGTTATGAAACTCATACTAATTATAAGGGAGACACAGTTTTAGCAGGAACAGTTAATTGTTTTGGCTGCGATTATTCTGGAAGTATCATAGATGTGGTGAGCGATGTTCTGAATATCACATACCCACAAGCAATAAAATGGATAGTTTCTAATTTTGTAACAGGAGAATATAACCAGAGGAAAATAGAAATAGATATTAACAGAAATAGAAATGAGATAAAAGAGTTTGATTATGACCCGACTGAATTTTCAGACTATCATGATTACATGGAAGAAAGAGGAATAACGAGAGAGATGGCAGAATTGTTTCAGGTTAGTTATGATCTAAAGACAAATTCATTAGTCTTTCCAGTATTTAGTAGAGATTTTGAAGTTGTTGGTTACCAGAAAAAAGGGATAGATAGTAGATGGAATGATACACAGGGAAATACCAATACTTTATATGGTAAACATTTATTAGAAAAAAATAACGAATTATGGTTGACAGAAGGAGCGATAGATGCTATAATAGTATATAGAAGTGGAAAAGATGTTGTTGCAACATTGGGGTCATTAAGTGGAGAACAGATAGAGGAAATAAAAAGATTAAACTACAGAGTAATAGTTTGTGCTTTTGATAATGATAAGGCAGGTGACATTTATTCTAAAAAGATAGCAGCAGAGTTTAAAAATAGTTTAGTCAAAAGGGCATTTTTTACAAATGGGGATGATCCAGGAGATACACCAAATATTGATGATTTTGAGTATGAGTTAAAATATATGACATAAGGAGGAAGGGTTATGCAAGCTCCTATTAAAATAAGTACAGAAGAATTGCAGGCTTATATAGAGGGGCATAATGTGACGGCATGGTTATTTTCTAGTGGTAAAGGTCTTGATAAAATAGATGAAAAGTATTACGATCTAGCAAATAATATTGTAGATGTTGATGTGTCTGAAATTATGTATATTAGAGATAATGGGAGAGTTGTTTTAGAGGGTCAAATATCTAAAGATAGAAGAAATGATAGCACTAAAACTGAAACGATCGAGACACTTATTAACTATTTAAATAATTTATAATACAAAATTAATGATAATTAAGAATGGAGGGGAGGGTAAATTTG